CGATGAACTCATCGGCAGCATCAGCATCCGCGAAGGAATTCTCAATGACCTGTGCGATTGGAAGAGGAACTTCCACCGCTTCACCGCGCTTGATCTTGAAGACCCTGCCGTTTACGGATGCGATAAGGAAGTTATCCTCACCCTTGGGAGCCTTGGGAAGTCTGATCTCCCTTTTCTCCAGCCAGGAATCTTCCACTGCCATAGTTTCCACTTTTGCTTCGTCTGTTTTCTTAGTAGCCATTTTTTACTCCTTAGTTAGCCTGATCGACATCGGAGTAGAAGGATCCTGTCTCGGCACGGACAATGCGCTCCTGGTAAAGGATCTTAGCTGCGTGAGAAGCTTTCCACCCCACGGTCGACCGCTGTGAGAGGGGGTCGGCTGCGCCGGCACTTCCGAGTTGCTTTACCAGGACCTCAAGAGATTCTGCGGAAGGATCGATGATACCATACGCATCCTTGCCGAAGAAGATAGTCGCATAAACTGCAGCACCATTCGCACCGCCTGCCCATACCTTCTGCTCTGTGTCTTCGATAAATCTTACACCATGCAGCTCGCCGATCTCACCGTTGAAGATCTGCGTAGTTGCAGAATACTTATGAACCTCGATCCACTCCTGGGACTGACGCAGGTCATACGCTACAGAAGGATGGATGATCGCAATATACTTGCCATTGATCGTGGGAGCTTTCATCTTCTTTAAGAAGGTGAAGGCCTGGTTGACGATCGTTGGAGTCAGGATATCCGCTGCTGTCAGAGCATTACGCGCTGTCTTGCCGCCGCCGAAAATGACATTTGTGCCGGTAATCAGTTCGTTTCTTGTGATGGTATCCAGCGTATCGCCTGCCTGAGCACCATGCTCCTCTGTGATCGCAGCAATAACCGGATCGACAGCTTCCAGCTGCAGCAGATCGGAGATCGTTGTGTAATCACCGTACTGAGACAGCTCAGCCTCGATCTTTGTCATGTTGACAGTGTTGCCATCAGGAGTAACACCCTCAGTAAGAGGAGTCAGGGCCTTGGCGAACGTGTCGAACTTTCTCCACTCTACCTTGCGTCCGTTGTTTCTCGGAAGCGGCTGCTTCTGACCGAACTGGTTGAAATAGTGCTGCGCACGAGCATTCTTCAGAAGGTTAGTTCTGTAGAATGTCTTCATGGTGGGGGACAGATCGTTTCCTGTGGTATTCAGGAGCGTTGTCTGTACATTAGCGTTGGATGCTTCTACTCCACTGTTCGCTGCATACATCTGCAGATCGAATTTCATAAAAGTTGTTTTCATTCTTATTCCCTTTCTCGGACTTTATGAGAAAGTGATTCTCTCTCCTCTTTTAGCCCGACTGATAATATCTTCCATTTGTTCATCAGTCAGTTTAGAAGGATCGATTCCCTGCATTCCACCGGCTGCTGTGCTACCGGCAGCGGATTCCGTAGGTCTACTCTGCCCAGCTTTTACTGCGTTTGTTACCATCCGCTTTGCCTGCTGCGTGGCATACTGCATGGATCCTGTCATGAGATCGTCATGGTGGATCACTTCATATGCTCTGCGGACGGAGTTGGGGAAACCGCTGTTCCTTAATGTTGCCAGCAACGACATGAACTCCGGATTCTCCATCTCGGATTCCAGAGAGAATTCCGGATAGAATTCCTTCATGGCTTCGGATTCCTGGTTTAACTGGTTCCACTCTTCCTGCTGCCTTGTCATTTCATCATGACCGCGCAGGGATGCGTTCTCAGCTTCCAGCTGTTTTATCTGCTTGAGCGTATCCACGGACATTCCGCGATTGTATGCTTCCTGCTCTAATGCTTCATTGTCATAGAGCACCGCATTGCTCAGCTGATCGATTGGAATGCTGCCATCCTGGTTTGCCTGGATCTTATACTTCTGAGCCAGTGCTTTAATGATGGGATCAATCGCCTTGATCTGTGCTGTCTGATCCTGCTGATTCTTGAAGCGTCTGTTGATCGCATTCTTTACAGCAGCATCATATTCCTTCTTATACCGACCTTTGATCAGTGAGTCCCAGGACTCTTCTCCGGTCTGATCCCCGGCTGCAGGTGCGGCCTGCTCTCCTTCGCTTCCAGTAGCTACTCCTTCTGCGACAGGATTTTCTGCTTCTGTGGTGGCAGCGTCACCGATTGCGGAATCTCCGCCTGCTGCTGATTCGCTTGAGCCTGCATCGACTATTGCATACATCTGCAGGTCAAAAGCATTTTTCATATAGGGCATTTTCTGCTCCTTTCTAAATCTGCGTAGGTCGCGACCCTTTTAGAGTGATATACCAAAATAAAAAGCATAAAAAAACCCCACGCATCCGCGATGGAATGTATGGGGAAATAAAGGGGGTTATGAAAAATGATGGTAAGAATTTCTAACTGTTTTTTATTATAGGTATCCTGCTGCCAGAATGTAACCCTACTCATGCGTGAGCTTTACGAAGTCAGGATAAGCGTTGGCAACCAGCTGCAGACCATGCAGCGTTGTCTCGCCCAGGATTGCAGCGTTCTTGCCTGCTGCCCCGATATGCGTGATCACTCCGTCATCGTCTCTGCCGATATCGTAGTAGGATGACATCTCATCGAGACAGTCAGCAAGCGTCTGCACAAGGATCGAAACGGCAGCGCACACAATGTCCTGGCCTTTTTCAGCGAAATCAGCGTGTCCTTTCACGAATAAATCAAATGTCTTATCGTCTGATATAAATTTGATATCTATCATGTCTCACCTCATGTAGGAGAAGTAGTATCAGCTGCTCTCTGTCTTGCGTTCTTTGTTATGTTGCTCTCTGCAGGATTATTCCCCTGTCTGTTTTCCGGGATCGTCCGCATAGGAGCCACATCGTTTCCAAGTGCTTCCTGCTCATCCAGCTGCTGGTTGATCTCTCCTGCGATCTGTCCGGAAAGATTAAATCTTCCTGGAGCCAGCTGATCAATGATCTGAGCCATCTGGAGCATCTGCTGCTGCATGTTCAACATTTGCTGATACATGCCGCCATTCTGTCTGACCTTATTGATCATCTCGTCCTTACCGGAGAAATCCATCATCTCAAGGCAGGCAAGTGCCTGATCGGACTGCTGCGGAGCGAAGAAGCCGCTGTTATAGAAATTCAGTGCCAGCTCGTTCTGGGATAGTCTACTATATGCGGATGACTTCTCAGCTTCGACCTGTACATCGAACACAGGGAGTCTGTATCCCATATCTTCCCCAAACGCATCGCCCTGGTACTGCGGCTTCAGTCCCTCGTTGGAATACGTTGCGAACTGCTCCTGACCATTCCTGCCGATGATACGGAACTGTCTCGGCATGTCGTAGAACTGCCTGATCAGCTCTATGATCATGATGATCAGCTTTTTATAAGCAGAGTATGTAGTCGCGATCTGGTCCCTACTAGTCTTACCGGATGATTCCTGGAGTGCTGCGATTGCAGATGCAGCTGTCGCGCCTGCTGTCGTGCCGCCGTTCGTTACATCGCGGTTACCTGTGACTTCCTTCATCTCATCGATCTTCATTGTGAGGAGATCTAAGTAGGACCCTTGGATCGGAGCAGGCGGATCGATCACTCTGATATCATCTTCGCCCAGGTTCCCATCCACCGGCACGAAAGGATTGGAAGGATTGAGGAAAGCATCTCTGTCTATGCCGCCATCGTCTCTTACAAACCATCTCGGAGCCGCACCGAACTGCACGTTCTTCTCAAAGGCATTGTTAAGGATATCGATCGTAGCCTGCGGATTCTTACACACATCGACAAAGCCAAATCCCACCGGCATGTCCGTCTCAGGGAACAGCGGATCGAAGATGAATGGATACATCCCATGATCATAGAGTCCAGTCTCCGCAATGGAAGGACCGGCTTCTACCTTCTGCGTGATAGGATAGCCATACTGATCCGCAGCCTGATTGCCGTACTCATCAGTGACAGGAACATCCGCTGTCGGTCTTACATTCTGGTTTTCTGTAGCATAGAGAACGATATCTCCGGTAAATTTGCAGAACTGGAGAGTATTCTTGCCGTTTACGTTTTTATGATAATACCAGTCGATTACCAATGACTTCCCTTCACTTGGAATCGAATCATCGTTCATGTATTTCTTCTTGATGGAATCATCCTCTGTAGTATGAAGCTGACCTCTCGCCTGCGGATAGTTAGCTTCGATCAGGTCATTGTCCACCAGCTCCACATAGAACAGGTTCTTACTCTTCTGGATGTCCTTGATACCAGGCTCCCAGAACAGGGAGAGAATATCCACGTCCTTGACAGAGATATCGCCAAGGCCATTTAAGGCACTGCCATCCCAGAAACAGCCGAATACTCCGGTTCCATGCTTTAGCTTATACCATACCTCGTTAGAGTAAACATCGCGGAAACCCACCTGCTCCATAACTACCGGAATGATAGAGGAAAGTCTTGTTGCTTCTTCCCTGTCATTAATCTCTCTTGGAAGAATGACAGGATCCGGATAATTGTCCATGAAGTCAGCATGCTTCGCGATGATGGTATTGAACAACCACCCGGATGCAGGCTTCGGATCTGCGGCTGTTTCCATTGTCTCCAGGAGATCCCAATGTCTCAGCTTCCACCATTTTTCATTGCGTACGATCTTATCTTCCAGGTGCTGTTTGCCCTGCTTGTATTTCTGCAGCGTCTGGAATGCCTTTCGGATCTGCTCCTTCCCGATTGGCTGCATTCTCTGTTCCGGTCTTGGCTGATTGCCATTCATGGCAGCTTCGACCTTTAGAGCGTCCTGCTGCCCTTCGCTCTTTGCCGGGACAGTCTCGCTTGTGATGCTCTGTCTTACTCCCTGTCTTGACTGCGCATCATAATCCCACATCATCTGCGGTGTAGGCTGATATGGTGTCGGAGATTCCATGTTATTTTCGGCTCCATATCGCCCTGCATTGAAGTTTCCCTGCGCAGGCGAAGAAGTATCCGTCCTCGGCGTTGGACGCGCTTCTGCAGGCATTCTCCGGTCTTCACCGGGCATTCTCTGTGTTGGCATTGCTTTGTCTCCTTAGTGTTGTATATAAATCGATCTGCGCTTCGGCACTCGCTGATTCAGCGGATCGTCACCTATCTCCTGATGCTCCTGTTTGATCTTCGGCTTGATCGGTCTTGACATGCACATATATCTGCACTCATCTGCGACATGGTCTTCCAGTGTGGTATCCAAGTCCTCGACAGCATGCTCATCGTAGATCATCAAGGGAATCGTGCGAATGAATGCTTTGCAATTCTTGAATACATACATCATCGGGATGCCGTTCTCATCAAACTGGAAACGGTAATGCATTTGCATCCATCCATTGATCCGCTCGTTGTCACCTTTTTCGAAGAATACCTGATACTTGGCAGCTGTGTCTGCTACAGACTCACCGCTCTCGCTGTTCCAGATCGCAGGATCAGCTACTCCGCGAATGTGCTTGTTCTTCAGCCACGGATGCTGTCTCTCGATATCCTGTATCTTTTTGAACTGCTCGTTCGGTGTCCACTTCACACCTTCATTCGGTTCTCCGGTACAGCCATACAGTTCCAGTATTCGGTACAGCCTGCCATCGTAGTCTACTGCCCACCATGCACAGCTGAATGGTTTAGAATAACCAAAGTCATAGCTTCGATAGATCTTCCACCCAACAGGAATATCGAATGGTTCGATAACGTGAGTCCACTGCCGGTCCTCGTAATGCTCCGGATCGTCTACGAAGTCCTCAAAGAACTGTCCTTCGAAGATATCCCATGATCCTTCCAGCCATGCCTTCCGCAGCTTCGTGGGGAGTGCTTCCAGAAAGTGAACGTAATCAGGATCCATCTCCATCAAGGCTTTGTTATCCTGGACAAGAGCCTGTGTGAATGAGTAGTCTTCCGGTTTCTCATTCGGCTCATACTGCCTGTCGATGAAGATGCGCTTAATATATCCATGTCCCTGTCCGCCGGGATTGCAAGTGTAGTAGATCCTCTTAGGGAAACTGTTCACACCACGGCAGCAGGCAGCTATGGCTTTTAGCTGGTACTCAGTCAGGTTCGTAGCTTCATCGATGAAGCCCTGGATAA